AAATTTGAAATTTTCACATTTCAAATTTACGGAGGTTTTTTTATGTATTACAACACAAAGGCAAGCGGAGCGCGGATTCGTGAGCTTCGCATCGCGAAGAACTTCACGCAGGATAATCTGGCAGAACATATGAATGTTTCCCGTGGTTTTATCAGTCTCATTGAGTCAGGGAAGAAAGGCTGCTCGGTCGATGTGCTGATCGCGCTCTCAAACCTGTTTGGTGTATCCATCGACTACCTTGTCCTTGGCACTGCCGCTTTCACTGCGCCGGATTCCGCTGCGCTGAAAGCAGATATTCAGGCATTGATCGGACTGTTGGAGAAATTCAGGGAGCAGCTATAACCGATGTTACTAATGGTAAAGCGAATGTTACTAACGTTATATTCAAAACCGGCGCACGGTCTTCTAAAATAAAACTACAGCGAAAGCTGACTGTTCCTTGAAAATTTCATACTCATTCATCAGGTACATTCCTGCATATGTGCGAGAGCACAAGCCAGCACAGCGGTGCGCCACGACATTCACGAGTGCGGACAACGTTCAATCAGCGCAGTTTCCGTGAACGAGCGATAAAACCGACTGCAAAAATCGGGTGGTTCCCGATCCGGCCATGACAGTATGCAGGGCTAACGATACTTCTGTCCAGCCACAGCTTCTTCACGCAATGGGGGCAGCTCGGAGCGATCCTCGGAGGGGTTCAAGTCCCATGGAGCGGTGCAACCAGCCGCCGCCTGATGATTTCCCACGGCTCTGGGGTGTCGAGGACAAATTAGGGCTGTACATACCAAAACAGAAAGGAGTCCTTGCCCTTGAAGGAGAACTTGACATATCGCCGCGGCGATATCTATCTGGCGAACTTAAATCCCTATTTTGGCTCAGAACAGGGCGGCACGCGCCCTGTTCTTCTGCTGCAAAACAACACCGGCAACTTCTATTGCCCAACCCTCATTGTAGCCCCTCTGACAGCTCGCAGAGGCAAGAAACCGCATCAGCCTACACATTATCTGCTGAACTCTGTAAAGGGCATGGACGGTGCATCTGTCGTTCTTCTGGAGCAGATCAAAACCATCGACAAGCGCCGCGTGGTGCGCTATATCGGGCGTGCCAGCCGCGAACAGATGGACGGTGTAAACGAAGCCCTTCAAATCAGCCTGGGCCTCTATATCCCGGAAGAAATGGAGGCTCCGTAATGAAGTCCACGCTGCCGGTTATCCCGGATTCATACATTCCTCTATCCAGTCATAACCATGAAATAACCCAAGCAAGGAGGTATGGCATGGACGCATATACGGCATCCAACATGGATATTCGCGCCGTTGACCCTGCGGCGCTGGTGGATATCCGCGATGTAAAGGTCAACACAGCGCTTCCCAAGCGGGAGCGTATTCTGGATTTCATTCGCCAAATCGGCAATCCCTACTGCTACCGGCACGGAAAATATGTGGTCAGGGTCAGCTTTACCGATACGGATATTTCGTTGGAGGACAGACTGGAAGCATATATCCGCACAAAGGGCTGACCCCGCGACATCCTCGACAGTCATGCGCATTGCAGGTACAATTTTGGAGGAAAGGAGCTGGCAATATGCAAAACTGCAAGGAAACAAAAATCTGGAACGCCACGCTTTACCTCCGACTGTCGAGAGATGACGGGGATAAAGAGGAATCCAACAGCATCACCGGGCAGCGGGAGCTGCTGCGGGATTTCATCCGAACCCGCCCGGAGCTTCGGGAATACGCCGTCAGGATCGACGACGGTTTCACAGGCTCCAATTTTGATCGTCCGAGTTTCAAGAAGATGTTGGAGGATGTAAAGGCCGGACGAACCAACTGCATCATTGTGAAAGATCTTTCGCGCTTTGGCCGAAATTATCTGGACGCAGGCGAATACATCGAGAAGATATTTCCCTTTTTAGGCGTGCGGTTCATTGCCGTCAACGACAACTATGACAGCTTCGGTGAAAAAAACGCTTCGGACGAGCTTGTCATTCCGTTCAAAAATCTCATAAACGAAGCCTACTGCCGGGATATTTCCGTGAAAGTCCGCACCCAGCTTGAGGTCAAGCGCAAGAGCGGCCAGTACATCGGCGCATTTGCCGTCTACGGCTATCTGAAAGATGAAGCGAACAAAAATCACCTGATCGTAGATGAATACGCCGCAGATATCGTGCGGGACATCTTTTCGTGGAAGCTGGAGGGCATGAGTCCGCAGGACATAGCCAGCCGTCTGAACCACAATGGGGTGCTCTCGCCTATGGAGTACAAGAAATCTCTTGGTATGAAGTTCGCCACCTCCTTCAAGGCGAACCCGCAGGCGGCATGGTCGGCCAACGCCGTGCTGCGTATCCTGAAAAATCCGGTCTACACAGGCATACTCATTCAGGGAAAAGAAACCACACCCAGCTACAAGGTGCGAAAGCGCGTCACAAAGCCGGAAAGCGAATGGGCAATCGTTTCGGACGCCCACGAAGCTATCATTGAGCGCCGGGACTTTGACAGCGTGCAGAAGGTGCTCTCATTGGATACCCGCCGCAGCCCCAGAGACAGCGCCGTACAGCTTTTCAGCGGCATGGTGTTCTGCGGAGAGTGCGGCGCAAGCATGGTGCGCAAAACCGTTCCCTCCGGCAATAAAAAGTATGTCTACTACGTCTGCGCCGCGCACAAGCAGGATAAATCCTGTTCGCCCCACCGGATGCGCGACGAGGCGCTTGCAGATATCGTGCTGGAAACGCTTCGGCAGTATATCCGGGACGTAGTAGACCTGGACGATATTCTTGCCATGACGGATACCGCCCCCCTGAGAACCGCAGAAGCCCAGAAGGTGCAGCGGCAGCTCGACAAAAAGCGCTCGGAATATGAGCGGCTCCAGAAGCTGCTCATGTCCCTGTATGAAAGCCTTGCAGACGGCATCATCGACCGGGACGAATACGCAAGGCTCAAGCAGAATTACGCAGGACGCTGCGCCGAGTGCGAAAAGCAGATGGACGCCTTGCAGGAGACCATTACGCAGATCAAAGAGCACGGTGGCGAGCACCGGGAGTGGATGGCGCAGTTCAGAAAGCACCTGAACATTACGGAATTGGAGCGCAGCATTGTGGTGGCGCTGATCGACCGCATCCTAATTTACAAAGATAATCGTGTGGAAGTCCGTTTTCGCTTCGCGGATGAATTTGCATGGCAGACGGATATCCTGCGCCGTTCGCAAATCAGAGAGGTGGTATAAGTGGCAAGAACCAAACGAAAGACAAACCCGGTCATTCCGGCGGCGGAAGCTCCCGCACAGGCGCAGAAGCAATACCGTGCCGCCGCCTATGCCCGCCTTTCCGTGGAAGACAGCGGCAAACCCGGCGCGGATACCATTGAGGGGCAGAAAAATCTCCTGCTCCGGTTCATCAAAAATGACCCGACGCTCACCCTGTACGGGCTGTTCTGTGATAACGGGAAGACTGGAACGGATTTCCAACGGCCTGAATTTGAAAAGCTCATGGAGGCGGTCAAGCGCGGAGAGGTTGACTGCATCGTGGTCAAAGACCTATCCCGTTTTGGCAGAAACTACAAGGAGACCGGCAATTATTTGGAGCGCATTTTTCCTTTTCTGGGCGTGCGCTTCATCGCCGTCAACGATGGATTTGATACCCTCACCGCCCAGCGGGGCACGGACGGTTATCTGGTGCCGCTGAAAAATCTCATCAATGAGGTTTACAGCAAGGATATTTCCAGGAAGTCCGGCTCCGCGCTGGCCGCGAAGCAGAAAAACGGCGATTTCATCGGCGCGTGGGCACCCTACGGCTACCGCAAATGCCCGGACGACCCGCATAAGCTGGAGCCGGACGAGGCAACGGCTCCCGTTGTCCGGCAGATATTCCGTTGGCGTGCCGAGGGCATTGGCGTCACGCAGATCGCAAGGCGGCTCAACGATGGAGGCGTGCCGTCGCCCTCCGCCTATCTGTATAATACCGGGGTTTGCAAAACAGAAAAGTACAACGGTGTAATCTGGTATGTTCAGACGGTCAAAAACATTCTGTCCCGGCAAGTCTACATTGGGCATATGGTGCAGGGCACAAAGCGGCAGTCCTTCTACGAAAATCGGGGTCAGTACATGAAGCCAAAAGAGGACTGGATCGTCGTGGAAAATACCCACGAGCCGCTGATCGACCGGGAGACCTTTGACAAGGTGCGGGCGCTTGCCCAGCGCAAAAATGCGGAATACTTTGAAAATCTCGGCAGGTTCACGCATCTGAAAACCACTGAAAACATCCTCAAGGGGCTGGTCTACTGCGCCGACTGCAAGCGTCCGCTGGTGCGCTACAAGAATGTGAGTCATGAGAAAAAGCTGTGGTACACATTCATCTGCCAGACGCACACCAACGACATTACAAGCTGCCCCAAGAAGAATATCCGGGAGGATGTGCTGATTCCCATGCTCCTGCAAGCCGTCCAGACGCAAATCGCCCTTGCCGCCGATATGGAGGCGCTTATCCGCAGGGTGAACAGCTCCCCCAAATACAGAAAGCAGACTGCGACGCTGCAAGGCAAGCTGGATGCGGCAAAAAAGTCACTTATGCGCTACAACGGCCTGTATGACAGCCTGTATCAGAGCTATGTGGATCAGCTCATGACCGAGCAGGAGTATATGACGCTGAAGCGTCGCTACAAAGCGGAAGCCGAGGAAGCGGAGCGGCTGATCGAGGCTCTGACACGCAGTCAAGCGGCGGAAGCGGCGCACACGCCGGAAAACCCGTTCCTTGCGGCCTTCGGCAGCTTCCGGGATGCAGATACCTTGACCAGAGAAATGGCACAGGCACTGATCCAGCGTGTGTATGTGGACGGCGACAGCAATATCGAGATTGTGTTCCGTTACCGGGACGAATACAAGGAACTCTGTACATATTTGGAAGGGAGGCAAGCTGACGCATGAGAACGGCAATTTATCTTCGCATATCCAGCGAGGACGCGGATTTGAGAACTGGCGAAAAGGACGAATCCGAAAGTATATCCAACCAGCGCAGCCTCCTTCGGGAATATGTGTCCAGTCACGCAGACCTGTCCGGTTCCGAAATACTGGAATTTTGCGACGACGGCTGGAGCGGTACAAACTTTGAGCGCCCCGCAGTGAAGGAGCTTCTGGAGCAGGTCAGGCGAGGGCAGATCAACTGCATCCTAGTCAAAGACCTTTCCCGCTTTGGCCGTGATTATCTCACCGTGGGAGACTATATTTCCCGCGTATTCCCATTTCTCGGTGTGCGCTTCATTTCCGTCAACGACGGTTTTGACAGCAGCAACCCGCTGGATATCGACAGCCTCGACACCTCGTTTCGGACGCTGATCTACGATCTGTACAGCCGTGACCTCTCCCGCAGAGTCAAAAGCGCAAAGAAAGCCAGAGCCGAACGCGGGGCGTTTCTCAGTCCCTATGCGCCTTACGGATATGTCAAAGACCCGGAGGACAAGAATCATCTGCTGGTGGATACGGAAGCCGCCGACGTGGTACGGCGCATCTTTCAAATGGCGGCGGATGGTACAAGGACATGGCAGATCGCGGCGGCACTGAACGGCGACGGCGTACTCTCTCCGAAGAACTACAAGATTGAGACAGGCTGCACAAGAACGCCGTGGCGCAGCATCCAAGAGGAAAACTTCTGGACGGCCAATCTGGTCGCAAAGTTCCTGCGGGACGAGCGGTATATTGGAAAGACGGTGTACGGCAAACGAAGCCGGGATATTGTAGGCAGCACCCACACGGTCAAAATCTCCCGCAATGATTGGGTTATCGTCCCTGACAGGCACGAGGCCATTGTGCCGGAGGCGCTGTTCGAGAAAGCACAGACTTGTATGCGGGAATACAGGGAGCGAGAAGTCATGACGGGCGGCGGGAATCCGCTGAAGCGCAAGGTAATCTGCGGCGTATGTGGCCATACCATGCAGCGGGACAGCAGAAAGAACGGCTCCTACCGCTGCGTCATGAAAAGGCTGAATACCGGCTTTGACTGTTCGGAGGAAAAAGTCCCGGAGGCCGATATTTTGGAAGCTGTCATCGACGTCATACAGGTCTACGCTCAATACGCCGTCAGCATAGACCGGCTTCTGCAAACAAGACAGGAGCAGCGGCAACTTGACCGCAAACAGGCGCAGCGACAGTTGCAGACCCTCCAGAGCCGGAAAGCCCGGCTTGATAAGCGGCTGCAAGACCTCTATGAAGGACTGGTAGAGGGCGAGATATCCCGCGAGAGCTTCGCGGCGCAGAAGAAAGCTCTGACGGCGCAAGCGGAGGAAATCTCCCGCACGGTCTTGGAGCTGGAGCGAAAGATAAGCGACAGCGACGACGGCAGCAACGCCGTAATCGAGCAGTTCAAGAGCTATGCCGGGATTACGGCGCTGACCAGAGAAATCTCAATCGAGCTGTTGCACTCCGTCACCATCTACCCGGACGGGCGCATGGACATTCGGCTGAACCTTGTCGATGAGATTGAAGCTCTGATGGAAACCTTGCGCCGGGAGTCCTGTACGGCGTGAATTTATTAGTCCTTTTTGTACAGCAGCCGATGACGGTATCTCAGGCACCCGTTTTGACCGCCCTGGATTTTTGGCGATGATGGAGGAAGTGGAGGCAGGGGGTGGAGAGGCACACG